ATCGTAAAGCATCATTCAATGGAGTTCCATATAACTTGTAATTTGAACCATTGCACAAATAAAATCTTTGAGTATCAAAAAGTCTGCGACACATTTCAGTAAAATCTCTATTAGACATATCACTTGATAAAAATTCTAACAAACTAAAATTATTATTTGCTGGAAGTTTATTTCCTGCAATCAAATCTCTATAATTGTCACTATATCTATACTCACGATCATATTCATCAGATTTATAATGGTCGCTAAAAGCAACAACCCTAAATGGAATATGCGTTTTTCTACAAAACAGTGCTAATGGTATTAATTGTTTTATAGTATCATGAATAACACGTTCCATAGAACCTGACCAGTCTAATAAAAATACCATACCATGATTTTTAGAATCAGCAATTGAAGTAATCTGTTTGAAAATATCATCTTTCAGTTTATAAGCAAAAATCTTTTTCATATCAAGAGAACCACTTTTAGAAATTTTAGATCTCTTATATTGATCAGCAGACTTTTTAAGTTCAAACTGTTTTACCAAATAGTTTACAACTTTAGTAGAGTTTTGCATAAATTTATCAAAATTTAAATCAACTTCTTTTATACTTTCTTCTGGCAACCAATAAGGAATTTCAGGATTAGAAGTTTCTTCTAAAATTGTCTTATATCCAACAACAGGATTAAATTCATTGCTAGCTTCAATCAACTCATATTCAACATAAATGGAATCAGGATCTGCCATTTCTTGAATATTTTTGTTCATATTTTCTTGAGTTTTAGATATAGGTTCAACAGTTTCTTCAGGCATATCATCAGAATAGATATGTTCTGAGTTATCTGTTCCAGCTTCTATAGATTCATCACTCCCAACAGATTGAGAAAAATCATCATCATTATCATCATCAGTATCATCAGACTCATAATCGTCTAAGTCTCCTTCATCTTCCTCGCCATCTTCAGAAGCCATTTGCTTCATTTGTTCAGATATCTGTTCTTGTTGCTCTTCCATTTTTTCTTTTTCTAAGGCATATAATTCTCTTGCTATCTGTAATACTTCTTCTTCAGTTTCAGCAAGTTCAATGCGCTTAACGTATGGAAGTTCTTCTGAGTTAAACTTAACTCCACAGAAGATACCTAATTTAAAATAAAGGTTTATTCTATCAATAAATTGTAATTCATTTAAATCTTGATCTTTAGTGCCAAACAAGTCACGTTTATTTAAATCTTTATACCCAGATATAAAATACTTTATCATTCCTGGATATAGACGTTTAACTAATTTTTCAATTCTAGCATCTTCTATTACATTTACAAAGGAATGAAACCCACGTCCCATTTCTTTAGTAGACTCAAGCATTTCAAGAGAAGTATATAAAGCATGTCCGATCTCATGACCAACCAACATAGTTTCTAGATCTGTAGACATATCCTTCCATTGCGGAAGAGTAAGAACTCTGGTCTTTACATCAAAAGATGCAGTTTGTACAGGTCTACGAACAACCGATAGATTTTCGGTAGCAAGTAAATTAGCAACTTTATCAATATAATTCATAATATATTCCTTATTCAATATATTAATATTATATGATATCTATGAATTAAAGTAAAGTTTTTTTTCCTTTATAAATCAATGACTTATAAATTAATTTGAATTTATTATCGAAAAATCGTTCCTTTTTTCAAATTTTATGGTATTTTGGAACTTATCTACGAGCTGGTCAGACTTATGACTTATGACAAACACGTTATTATTTTCCCCAAGACTTGACATAACTGATAAGAAATAATCTGTGCCTGCTGTATCTAACGAAGAATCAAAAATCTCATCCAATATTAGAAGATTAGTGTTAACTGAGTTTTTCATTTTTGCTATCTGCCTCCAAGTGAACAAGATAGCAATATCTATTCTTAACTTTTCGCCTTCGCTGAAAGAATCATAGGTAAACTCATCACGGTATCTAGATTTTATTTTTTCGTTAAAAGATTCATCTAGTTCAAAATGGACGTAAAAGTCCATTGCTGTAAGATACTTGTTTATCAACTTATTCATTACAGGAAGATATTCTCTAATGATGGTTGTTTTAATTCCAGTATCCCTCAATAAAGCACTAGCTATCTCTTGCAGATCTCTATGTTCAGAAATTGTAGTTTTCTCATCAATTAAATCCATAGCAGTTTGAGCCAGTTCTCTTAACTTTTTTTTCTCCGCAGTTAAATCAGCACTATCTTCTGAGTGTTGTTCTTTTTCCAATAGCAGTTCCTGAAGGACTTTATTTAGTGTAGAGATACTACTATTAAAACCAGACATCTCTAAGTTTTTGTTTGTTATTTTTGTTTGTATAGATTGTATTTCTTGTATTCTATTATTTAATTTTTGTAATGCAGTTTCTAATGATTGTAACGCAGAGTTGTTTTTATCTTGAGTATCTTTAAGTTGTTGTACCATAGTTTCTTTGTGCTCGTGTGGAATATTTTGTGCACAACTAGGACAGCTATCATTACTCTCAAAAAAAGATAATGTATCAATAATATCTTTAGTCTTATGGTTCTTTTTGTTTATTAAATTTTTTGCTTGATCAATATTAGTAGATATATCTTCACTATCTGATATATTTGACTGTAATGTTACTATTTCTCCAGATAACTTAGTTATTAATCCAGTCAAATTTTCTATTTCAGTTTTGGTTTGTTCAATCTTTTTATCAACAGCTGCAACACTTTCTTGCTTAACATCATTAATAGTTTTTATAATTTCTTGTTGAGAATCAACATTATTTCTGGCAATAGCAACCTTCTGTTCTACTCTTATTAATTCATCTTTGGTTTTTTGTACTCTTTCTTTTAATAATGAATTCATTGTAGAAAAAATCTTAATGTCTAGTATTTCTTCAATAACTTCTCTTCTGGTATTTGGAGGAAGTTGCATAAAAGGTACAAATGAAGCACTACCAAGAATAACAACTTGAGTAAATGTTTTGTAATTTAATTTGAGTATTTGTTGCTCAAGCATCTGCTGATAATCTTTGATCGCAGCGTCTTTAGTCAACAACTGGTTGTTTTGATATATTTCGAATATATTTGGTTTTATTCCTCGAACAACTTTATATGTTGTGCTACCAATAGAAAACTCTATATTAACTAAACAGTTTTTCTGATTAATACTGTTAATAAGTTGGTTTCGTTTTACGTTTCTAAATGGTTTATTGAATAAGCCAAAACACAGGACATCTAGAAGTGTAGATTTACCTTCTCCATTTTTACCCACAATTAATGTAGAGGTATGAGAATCTAAAATAATTTTATTTTTTGAGTTTCCCGTTGACAGGAAATTAGACCATTCACAATATTTGAATTTTATCATATAATTTCTACATTAGATGCTTCTATATAAAGTTCTCTCATAAAAGATTTTATTTTTGGTTTGTCTGAATTAGTTTCAATAGAATCAATATAATTATCTAACACATCTAAGGTGTCTTCTAAGTTTATACTTTCTTCTACAGTTCCTTCTTCAAACTCAGAAAAATCTTCTAAAACCTTTAACTCGTATATTCCATTATTATATAATGAATTTAATAATGTGTCAAATTTTAAATGATCGTTTTTTTTGACAACTATCAATTTAACAAATTTTTTAGAATAAAATGTGGGGTCAATATTAGTCATTTCCCAGTTTAATGGTTCACTATCATCATATGTTATTTTTGCAAATATCTCATATGGATTTCTTATAAACTCTAATGTCATTGTTTGATCATCAAATACATGAAAACCTTTAGGATCTTTATAATCCTGCCATGTCATTTCCACTGGAGTTCCCACATAAGTTATATTATCTTTTTGTGATTTTGTATGATAATGTCCACTTAAAACAGTATGATAGTTCTTAAACATTTCTTTGTTTATACCATCCTGAGCTTCCATTCCTTTATACATTGCGAATCCAGCTATTTCAAAATGACCTGCACATATATCAGACTTAGAGTTTTGAATAAAATCAAAAACATCTTCTTTATTTTCTTCGCATATCCATGGTATCATATCAACCGCAACAGCACCAATAGATACTGTATGTGGAGATTCATAAAGATTTATATTATCATACTCTCCAAGAACTAAACCACTAGAACTTACTGAAAGTGATTCTCTCCAAAAAATATCATGGTTTCCCAATAAAGTATGAAACTCTATGTGATTTTCTGCCAGTTTATCAAAAAAATATCTTTTGGCTCTACTTAAAGAAAGGAAATTGATATACTTTCTTCTATCAAACAAATCACCAAGTTGAACTACAACATTAATATTATTTTGTTTTAAATATGGAAAAAATATATCTCTATAAAATTGTTCTGAAAAATCATGAAATCTAGCACTATCATTTCTCATCCCGAAGTGTGTATCGCCCAAAATTGCAAACTTCATTCGTCATCATTCTCCATAAATTGATCTAAAGAAGTTGATGGTGTTTTCTTTTTCTTTTCTTTTAACTTCATAAAAGAATCATCAAAGTTATTGTGTGCCTGTAAAAACTCCATGTATGCATTATGAAAATCTATATCTACAGATCCTTCTTCAGAACCAGAAAGTTCAAACATATCAAATGGCATCTGTTGCACTAATTGATTTTTTATGTATGACTGCTTTTTTTCACGATTAATTCTTCGTAAAAAAGCAAAGTATATTATTTGAGTAAAATATGAAAAGGGATTAGAAGATTTTTCTGGATCAAAATTATTAATATATTGCATACAATTTTCTATACCATCAGATATCATTTCATCACGATATGAATAATTAATAAAGTTTGGTTTGTATGATAGGTGATTAGCTATCTTCAAGATACATTCACCAATATAATTCGTCACCTGAGGTCTGGGTAATCCAGATTTTTCTGCTTCTTTTATTGACTTTTTATATTCTACAATAGCTGCTAGGAAATCAGCATTATTTACATAATGGGAAGTTGCCACAAATTCACTCCAATTTTTTTATCAATGATATAATTATAATAAACTTCTTATTTTAAAGAAACTTTATTTTACAAAGAGTTCCAATAAAAAAAACTTTAAATAAATTTTAAAAACCCCTATAATAACGGTGTGGTGGGTTGAAGGGATATTCAGTTAATAGTTCTGTTACCACTAACGTATATTGAATCACCACTTGATTCTTCTTCCTCTGAGGGTTCTTCATATGAATCTATGCTGTCATATAGCTCTTCTATGGTCTGAGGTCCATTATCTTCTTCTACAACTTCCAAATAACCATCAGAGTTTTGTTTTACCAAAACTTCTTGTTCATATGCTTCTACCATTTTATCATATTGCTTTATAATCAAAGGATGCATTTCTTTTAAAAAAAGTAGTTTTGATTTATCTATATCAAAAACTTTATTTTCTGTAAAGCTAGACCACGGACAAGCTGATACATTTTCAACTGCTCTACCAGATATTGGATGTATGGTGGGGGTTGTTTTTATAATCATAGGATTTCCTATGACAACCTTCAAAATATCTTCTTCATGACAGATGGCTAAAAGTTGTTCACCAGAAACTAATTTTAATACAACATATCTTTTTTCTGTTGTCACAATTTTACCTCCGAAACTGTGTATGTAAACTTTTCTTCAGAATAAGTCTTTACACGTTCTAAAAAATGATTTAAAGTATGGTTTTTCCACATTTTCCAATGTAAATCATCAGCAATATCAAAAAGTTTACATTCTGTTTTACCATTCTTTAATCTTAACCCTCTGCCAATTGATTGTAAATTTCTTATTTTACTTTTTGTTGGAGAAGCAAAAATAATATTTTCTAATGACGGTATATTTATACCTGTACTAAAGGTGCCATATGAAGCAACTATGATTGCATCATTTTCTTCTTCAGTTATGTGTCTTATATCTTCTCTTTGTTCAGTATCAGTTCCACCATACACAAAAAATACTTTTCTACCTTCTTTTGCTTTTTGTATAATTTGCCCATAAAGTTCTTTTCCATGCTTTTCAACATATTGAAAGAGAACCAATGTATTACCAGTAGTGGCTAATGCTAAGTTTCTAATAAATTTGTTTCTAGAATCATTTAAAACAATCCAATCCATTTCTTCTTGATATGTATTGTTTTTTCTAGCCTTTCTAACTTCTTCAGAATACTGCAGTAGTATACATTGAATATTTAGGTTTGCTAAGTGGTTACTTTCCATCAATTCCTTGGTTGTAGTAACTTTATATACTGGACCAAATAAACCCTCTAATACTAAACGATGCACTTGTTTTCCGTCAAGAGTACCAGTAGTTCCTATACGATAACGAATATTCTGCATTTTTTCCATTACAGTGCATAAAGACTTAGCTTTAAACTGATGCGCCTCATCACCAAATACTACATCAAATTGATCAAACCAACCTCTTGGTTGTTTATAGATAGATTGCCAAGTAGTAATTAACACATTACTAGTAAATTCTCTCGTGAACCCTGAATATAGTTTTTGACAATCAGTTTTAACATTAAAACTATTATCTTGAGAACTGTATTCATCAAAGTCAGAATACAATTGTTCAACTAAAGATGTTGTTGGAACTATTATAATAGATTTACGTTTAGCATTTAGATGCCAACGAAGTAATCCATATATTATAAGAGATTTACCTGATGCGGTTGG